CACAAGGGCCGTTATGAGTAAAGCACCAGGAAACTATACCTTGGTAAGGCCCCAGGCTTTTTATCCTTACCAAGGTTCTCTTTCTTTTATTAGGAATACATCATGACGTCTACGACAATACCAATCAATTGGATGGGCATTGTGCAAGAGCTTGAGCACGGAATCGAAATTAATCGAGACCGGTCAACACTACTTACAATGAATTCATCGAAAGAAGCAGCATTACGTGAGTTTTACACCATTGGCTTTCGTGGCCCGCGACAATTGGGTAAAACTAACTGGATGATTCGCTATGTCGATGAACACCCAAACTCGTTGGTCGTGTTACCTAATGATTTTCTGGTTGAGGAGTTTATCTATAAACTAACCACCGGCGATCTAGGTCCTTTCTCGTTGGATGAGTATACACCACATGACGCAGAGCACTATGAGCCGCTGATGGTGATCACCACGACCAAGTTAAAAAACATGATTGCAGATAAGGCGATATTACCTGCACGTCCAAAGCGGGTTATCGTTGATAATGCGGCTATTGCCTTCAACACCATTCGTATCAATAAGTATTATGAATGGCTTGCTCTTCAAGAGGAAGAGGCGATCATGTCAGTACTTATTGACTAATAATGGGTGGATGCCTTAGTCACCTTTCTTTCACAGAGGCAACAACCTAAGGCGTCTGCCCGCCCTATAACCCGAGTCGTCTAGCGACAAGACACCGTCAGACCCATTTGGTAACAGCCTAACTTACCTGTTACCCAACCTATGACGGAAACAGGTGGTTCAACTCCACCTCTTGGGTCTTAGGTATTGGCTTAGGCAAACTCCGTCGCGGCTTTACCCTCAATAGGCTGCGTTGCGTAAGTCAGTACCGTGCTGTGCGTCGTACTCCCTGATGAGGCGCCCGACGTTAAAAGGCACGAAACGGGGACAGAGGATACTCCATCGGTGATTGCAATCAACCACGCTGGGGTTTATACAGGCACTTGAGAGACACGCTGGTTTCTCGTTGCCTGTCCCTTTGTCCCGTCGGAGTCCCTTGCGTTCCTGGAGGGATGACACCGCGTTAAGACTGATCCCCTTAACGAAGTTGCAATAGCCGGGGGTGTTTCTTGCAAAGGTTACTCACAGCAGACTGCCTCCGCCAATTGCGGATGGCTTAGGCCCTCAGTCCGTCAGGAAGTTGTCGTTGAATAAATGACAGCTGGACTAGGGTTGCATTATAACCCGGCAAATGTGCAGCCTGTTTTTTCTTCATGTGTACCTGAACCGGTTCAGGAGCCTACAGATGAGGGAACGACGGGAAGCATATTGCTACCGATCATTTGCTGTGTGACCGGGCCAAGGATGGCATATACCGGAACCAGTAGTCGTATTCAGCGCAGGTGCGCTTTCTCTTCCTTATCTTGTGGTTAAACCGCGCCTGTCTGGATCATATGTGCCGGGGTCACACCTGGCGCTTATGCCGTCTGAGTTGTATCCTTTTTTACTCCTACATTACGAAGCTGATATACCCATCAATTCAATTTAAAGGAGTTTAGTTATGAAGAACGTTACTATTGCTATTGGTCGTAATCCGCTGTCCAACCAGAAATGGATTCTGGATCAGATCGTGAGTCTGGTGAAGTCCGGTAAGTCCGACATCTTCATCGTCAATACTGACTCACGGGTTTCCACTGCGGTACTCAACGCCTTGAAAGAGTATACGAAGGATGATGCGGAATACACTCGCTTGGTTGCCGAGAACGGTGTTATGTTCCACACAACCGAGACCGAAGACCTGCAAACGCTGGATGATGCTAAGATGAACAGCCGCTCGGCGATTCTGGCCAACATGCTGTTCAGCCTGCCATTGGTCAAGCAGTGTCGTGATCTGGCCCGTCACCATGTCCCGGTCTTTGTGAGTGCCACACCTGCCATGTCTGGTAAGGTGCCGGCTGCCGCCCATACCAAGTTCCTCGATTAAGGATAGCCCATGGTAAATCACCTGTGGGGTCAGTTGTCGGAGCGTGCCATCCGCGCTGCTGCTACTGACCTACGGTTGAAGCCTGTAGAGAGCCTGCCCATGTGTTGGGCAGAGCTCCTCTCCATCGGGATCACCAAACCCCTTGGACGCTTTGACGTTCTTACCCATATCGGCCGTCGTCCTGAGCTTCACTATTTAACTGTGTTAGCAGAGGAAGGTGTCCGTTTCATCGACGTGTTAGCGGAAGATACTGATGCCCGTCACGCACATCGAGCTCGAGCAAACGCAGTCTGCTATTATGACAAAGATCAGAAGCCGCAACTGTGTTGGTTATACCTCTCCCGTGGTGAGTTAACGGAGGGGAATTTTAGTCGTGCTGTGCGTGAAGGTATTCATCGTGTCGCTGGGAAGTTCCCGGAGGACACCAACACTCACTTCTGTGATCTATCGGGATTGACCCATGCTAAGTAAAAAGATTATGACTGAACTGCGCCGTCGGATTAATAAAGGCAATAAGCCTCAGCAGTCAGGTCGTTTGACCCATGTTCTTGTAGACAGCAAGTCTACAGGCTTTAAACCACAATAACGTTTCTCGGTGTCCTCATGACTCAAACACAAAGTTATTCCGTTAATGCCTTTGACGAAATCGTCATCACCGCTACCCGTCATGCGTCCAACCATATTCACTACCAATTCGCAACCCCTGGGGAAAAATCGGTAGTGATCCATGCGTTTGACTCAACCACAGAGCTGACCACCCAGGAGGCCTTTAAACGGGCTTATGCCGAACTGGCACACTGGGTAGGGGTTAAGGCCGGTTATGATCACCTGCAGCGTAACGATGCCATTCCGTTGCTGATTTCGGTGGCCCGTGATCTGTTCGTTGAGAACATCTTCAAAGACATGAAAGATCTCAGCGGCGAGTTCCTGCACAATGGCGTGTCTGTCAACTGGAAACGCACGTTGATGATGGATGTGTTACTGACCAGTTTTGAAACCCAGGTAAGTGACCATGTCAGCGAAGATGGCTTGGGTGTTCGGACGTATTCCAAGATCGAGCTGCGCACCCACTCGAAAGAAGACAACCTGTCACCAAGCCTGCAGTACGCGGAATATGCGGGGGTATTTGATCGTGGTCCAACTCTCTAACTTCGCCCACCCTGTTAACGCGGTTAATACGCAGCAACAGTTCGAGCTGTTTACGATCACTACCCTGCAGTTGCATGGCGGGAGTGTTTTCCATCGGGTGACATTGCCTTTGGATGGACGCCCTACCGAGATCGCATTGTTTGCCCAACCCACGAAGATGTCACATGTCGATGTGTTGCGCACGGTGCACGATCTGGTGTTTCTGTGGATTCCGCCGGTGACTGATCCGCGGGGGTTAATCATGGGTCATCGTGATTATATCCTCAATCTCTGTAAAGAGACCTTGCGGGTTGTTGCGGGAGTGGGTAGCTGGCCAGTCCCAGCGTTTAATAAACAGGATGTCACGGATAACGGTGTGCTTCATTTGTTGCGCTACTATGATCCGATAATGGATCGTATCATCACTCAGGTGGTTGGTACACCGCCAATGGATCTGGATGATCGGGATATGCGCCAGGATAAGCAAGGGGCAGGGCTTGTCGCCTTCTCACCCTCTTGGCTTGACCCCGGGCCTTTCACGGCACAGGATCACAACTACGGCGTTGCGGATGCGTAAAACGGCATAAGAGGAGGAGCATTTGCTCCTCCTCTGTTTATGCTCTTTTTTTTTTGTTATCGTTTGGGGACACTCATCCGAATCGAACGGTGCTTACGGAGTTTGTCTGACCACGCTGCTGTCTTCTTCCATCGGGTTTCCAGGAAGTCGGTGTAGTTGTCCACCGCATCAGCATAGCTTTCAATGGTGTCTTTAAACGCCCCGAGTTCCACGCCACCCACTAACGCCCCTTGGTCAACAGGAATACGCAGACGTTGATAGATGTAGGCTTTCACCGCATAGTTCACCAACTGTGAGAACCGAGTGTAAGCCCGGACCGGGATGTTAGTCATCTCTGAGTCGTTTGAGACAATACAACGCAGGGTCAACATGTTCGTGATCATTTGGGTTTCATAGATCGCTACCATGTTCTGACCAATCAAGGCTACGTTGGTCATCTGAATCTCAGGAGCCGGGGAGTAGGATTGCAACATCTGCTGCATACCCTGGGTGATTGCCCCGTTACTACACCCCATGTTCATTCCACCGGTATACCCGCCAATCCCTGCGCCACCGGGTACGCCAAATAACGCATCGGGGTAACCGTACATCAAGGAGAGAATCGAGGTGATCACTCGCCCGCCGGTTAACGACTTCGGTACCCGAAAGACCGTGGTGAAGTTATCGGGTTGAACATACTCCACATCCCGTAAGGGTATGATGACTTCTACCCCACCCACGACGTCACAATCACGACGCACTTTGGCATCGATCACTTTCGTACGGATGGCTTCATTAAGTGAAGTGTTGAGAACCTGACGAACGCCAGTGTGGTAGTAAGCAACATCATTGGTCATGAACGCTGCTCTTAACAAACTGGGATCAAAGTTCCACATCACGTCATTAATGGCATGATCTATCGCGCTCATAATCGCACCTTTGTTACATTCTACATGGATGTATGTATATATGTTGAAAAACTGATCTCATAGAATTTAACCAACGGAGCAATATCACATGTCAAAACGTTTAACCCGCATCTACGCTTGTGGCGGTGCTGCCATCAACATCACCGCGGCGCAGAAGGACCAGCACGATCAACTGGGCTTCTCTGACCTCAGCGTATCGCGTATCGATACCTCGGATAAGAACATCAAACCAGGCATGTCACCGAACAGCGTCTACATCCTGGAAAACGCAGACGGTTCTGGTAAAGAGCGTAAGCACAACTACAAAGCGATCGTGGCCTCCCTCGAACAGATCCTGGCGATGCACAAACCGGGCGACTACAACATCGTCATGATGTCAGCCTCAGGCGGTTCTGGTTCGGTCATCGGTCCGGTAATCATTGGTGAGCTGCTGAAGCGTAAGATCCCAGTGGTTGCGTTGGTTGTGGGGACCATCGGTTCTGAAACTGAAACGCAGAACTCCATCAATACCCTGAAGTCCCTGGCCGGTGTCTCTGAAGCTCAGAAAGCCCCACTGGTGATGTCATACTTCCCGGTGAACCAGCACTTCGATCAGCGTGAAGTGGACAAGCAAGTCCTGACCACCATGACGCTGTTGCTCAACCTGTTCGACTCGAAGAACATCGAAATCGATTACAAAGATATCGTGAACTTCCTGAACTACACCAACATCCGTAACACCCGCCCTGGCCTGGTTGGCCTCGAAACGTACAACGACGACGAACTGCAAACCATCGCTGGTACCTCGCCGTTGTCCATGGCGTCAGTGTTCAAAGATGATAACCGTCCGTTCCTGCCGGTTACCCCGGACTACCATGCCACCGGTACCCGTGACCAGGACATGAAAGATGAGCGTATGCAGTTCAATGCGCACTATGTCATTACCTCAGCGCCGGTTAAAATGGCGTTCGAAGATCTGAACAAACGTATGAAGCAGATCACTGATCAGCAACATACTCGCGGCCAGAACTTCAACCTGCTGGGTGATGGCGACCAGGGTGACGATAACGGGATGTTCCTGTAATCCACTGAGCCTCTCTATTATATGTAACCGCTGCTGCAACACTCCTCTGTCTGGGTTTTCTGTATTCCTTTTACCAGAGATGAGTGAAGCGTTACATTTCTTCCGTGACCATGGCTGCTAGCGGGAGAGGCTGTTTAAAGAGCGAATCCCCTCCACCGTTTTGGTGGAGGGGTTATGCCGTCAAAAATAATTCAAACCTACATTATAATCACGAGCAGTACCAATTACTTTCGTACATTAACGTACTATTATTTAGGGCATAGCCCTTTTATAGTTGGATGTATGACTAGGAGCTTAACACCGTGAACTACAGCACAGACAATTTTATTATCGACGTTGGTCAGTATATTCCAACCATCATGTTTCGCGCACCGTACCTGAACGGTAAGCCATTAACCCACGAACAAACGTATTGTATTTTCGCTGCCATCCACGATGAAATCTTTAATGACACATTCCCGTGGGCCCACATTAACAACAGTTTAGAAACCGCCTTATCAACGGTGTATGCAGACTACCCTTTATTTACTCTTGGTGAACCACGCTATTGGCGTTTTGGGCATAACGGCTATGAGATCTATCGCCCAACCCAAAATGGCTTTAATTACATGGATGCTCCGCATGGACGTTTACCGCAGAACCCACCACGTGGTTCGATCTTTAAGATTGCCGGGGGACGGGTCTATGCAGAGTGGTTAAGCGCGTTTGTCACGAACACCTTGTTTGGTATTCGTAACCGACTCCACGACGAACTGCTCCGTTTCGTCGGTACGGCTGCGGATTACGAATGGCACTTTGAGTATGTGTCAAACGGAATTTTCTATACCAAAGTTTCTAAGAACCCATTAGTCACTCAACCGGTGCATATCAAGCTCCAGGCAATGACTGAAGCTGAGCAGATACAACAGGCGATTTCAGATCTTCCAGATGTTCGTCAGCCAACCGTAGGGAATGCGGTGGCGGTGAATCTGGATATTCGTGCACACAGCAGTCTCGAACGTATCCCTGAAGTCTGTGGTTATCTGCAACAGCTGATCATGCATGCACGTCAGCATCATGCACCACTTGAAGTGAAGGTGATCTATCACAGCAAAACCTACTACGATAAAGTGGTCAGCTTTGCCCG